GGCCACCCGGGTGGGTTCCCGTGTTTCCGTTCCCGGGCGGCCTCTTCATTGCGGCGCAGCAGAATGTGGATTGCCTGCCCCAATCGCCTTTGGCGAAAGTTGTGCTGCCGGAGCGGCACCTCCCATCGGCCCCTCGGCATCCATGACGGCCTGACTATGCCGTGGCAGGACAGCAAACCTCGGCCGCTCAGAGACTTACCCGTCTTGAGCGGCTTTTTTTGCCCAGCTTTCCCAGCAAAAATTGCCAAGCACACGCTATTTCATTGCAGTGTGTTCACTTTGCTGGCTTTTGGCTTCTGGCGAGCGGCGCGCCCTTTCCCCCACCCGGCGCGCCGGTGCATCTCGCTGAAGGGCCATCCAGGCATTCCCCCACTCCCCGCCTGGATGGTCCTTCTCCCGCATCGCAGCAAACGTGACTTGTTTTTGATCCGCAGCGATCTAGAAGCGACACCGTCATACCAGCGTGCGCCCCCCGTAGCGCTGGTTTGGCGGGCGCCACCCGGCGGGCTTTATCGCGTGTCCGCTCGGGTGGCCTCAATCTCGGCTCTCCAGAGCGAGTTTGATCCTCAAGCAGCTGTTTATGGTGCCCACCACTGCGGAGTGCTGAACTAGGGCCAACCGGCTAACGCAGTCCGAAACCCGGCCGGCCAGGGCCATCCAGGTAATGCCAGCCCATGCCCCCTGGATGGCCCGCCTTGCTGCCGTTGACGCCCAACGGACCCTCTGCCATCACGCGCTGCCGCTACTTTCCCCAGAGGCGACGAAGCGGCGGGGCCGCCTGGGCGGTTATGCTTGCACGCACCGGGTGGCCCCACTCCACCACCCCTCCCCTCAGCCTGGATCGCGATCCAGCCGCGGCACCTCCGGTATCGAGATCGGGAAGTGCTCGAAGTCTTCCGGCTGCTTGATGCCAGCGGCGATCAGCATCTGGCGCGCGCCGGCTGCTGCATGCCCGTTGTCCCGGGCCATGGCGTAGAGAAGAAACACCTGCGCCCGCCAGTAACCCAGCACGGCCTCCCGCGCATGCAGGCGGGCCTCCAGCGCGGTCTTGTCGGCCTTGAGGTCATCGATCTCCGAGCTCTGCCGCTCGAAGATCTCGCGCTGATCCTCGCGGAGGGACTTCGCCACCTCCTCGTTGATCTTCGCCTGCCGCTCTTCCCGGCCGCGCAGCCAGAGCAGCAGCATCACGCACATGGCGATGACGACGACACCCGTGGGCCCAAACGCAGCGATGGAAGGAGAGGACAGGATGGCCGCCAGGATTTGGACCAGATCCACCGCCTACCCTCCCACGCGGCGCAGGCGCCGGAACTCGTCTTCCCACAGCACGTGAAACGCCACGTACAGATTGGCCACGGCCATGCCGACATAGAGGATCGGCACCGGTGACCAGGCCGAGGCGATCCAGCCTGACCAGGCCATCGCCCCCCACAGCCAGGTCAGGACGCCGGCGGTCAGCCAGCGGCCCCATTTCAGCGCCGTCCGGCCCGGCTTGTTGTAGAGCGCGGCGGTGAACTGGACGGCCCCGCCGCCGAACCCCAGCCACTGCCAGAAAGCTTCGGAGCGCGCCTCCGACAGGATGCGGATGGAGCCGTACATCGGTCCCTCCCGCCAATCGACCCACAGCAGCCAGAAGAAGATGGCGGTGCAGAAGCCGAAGATCACCTCGAAGACCCACGGCTCATGTTGGAACAGGTAGCGGAAGACCCTGAAGGCCCGCTTCACCGGCGTGGGCATCAGATTGTCTCCTTGCCTTGGCGGCGATCAGGCGGCGATGTCGCGCGGCTGCATGTATCGGCGGATATCAGCCAGGGTGGCCATGCGCTGCGCTTCGCTGTGCTTGAGCCGCGCGCGCGACACCATCGCGATATCACACGTGCCCTGGTACGAACCGAAGCTGACGCCGATGCGGTCCATATTGCTGGTGATGAAGCGCGGCCAGGCGGAAGGGCCAAACCGGGCCTCCGTTCCGGCGCTTTCGTTGCGCAGAATGGTCTCCGCGTTATCCACCCGCAGGGAGAACAAGGTCCAGTTCGTGGGCGTCCAACTCACCGTGGCTGAGGCGGCCGTACCATTGGGCGTCCCGTTGTTTCGACCAGCACCACCCGTCAGGTTGCCCGCTGACGGAACGTACAGCGACGCGCCTGGTGATGTCGCAGAGGGATCAGACGCAGCGGGGCCGTTGAACGTGCCCCAGAACATCGGCCGGGTGGGATTATCGACGAGCGTGTCCGTCGTTCGGCCGACCAAGTAGACGGTGAATTCCGCCTGCTCCAGGTATGCCGTCTGCAGATATCCCGCGAGGCCCTTGCATCTCAGATAGTTGGCCTCGGGCGTGGGCGCCCCGATGGGCGCGGCATTGGTGCCGCCTTTAATGAGATTGCGGCAGGCCTTCTCGACCGAGCCGTTGGTGAAGTGCCAATAGTCCCAACCATCGGCGACGGTCGGATAGTAAACCTTCGCCTTTGCTTCGACATTGGCGTTCTGATTACGAAAGCGCATAGGAAATCTCCTGCGGTCAGGCCGTGATGACTTTGGCGATGTGCTCAGCGACGGCTTTCCACGTGCGCGCGCGGCTGGCGTGGATGGGATGCGTCCCGTCATTGACGCCGGTCAGCAGCGCGCCCGTCTCCGCGTCTGGTGCTGCGGTCACCAAGGTGTACCCAGCGTCCTGTGGCGCCCTGCACCAGGAGGCGCATAGCGTCACGTCCGGATTGGCGATGTCGTCCACCGCCTTGCGCATCGCTCGGATGATGGGAATGTAGGCGGACTTCCAGAGCGCATCGCGTTGGGGGTCACGCGAGGTTCCAGGCAGCATGCGGACGATCTTCACGTTCGGCCACGCCAGCTTCAGGCGGCGATACATCAGCATGTCGGCCGCGTAGATCGTGTCGAACAGGCTGGCCGGGGCGGAATAGAACGCATTGTTTGTGCCCAGCCCGAGCACGACGACATCCGGGGTGGGAATATTCAGCAAGCCGGCAAAGCGGGACTGGTAGTACAGCCAGTCCATGACATAGCCGTTCCGCCTGTCCTCGGTAGGGTCGCTGCCGGTCGCAGGCCGGAGCCAGGGCGCATAGAACTTCGCCGCGTTGGTCGTCGGCGTCGTGTCCTTCAGCATCGCAAGGTATTCGGCTTCCCGGCCGGCAGCCAGGATCAGTGACCGGGTGGTCCGGGAGTAATCAAAATCCTCTGTTTGGTGGCCGCCGCGGCCCTCGCCATAAGGGCCATCAGTGTTGTTGGTGCTGGTCGCCTCCAGGCCCATGCCCCGCAGCGTACCGCTGAACGAAGGGCTGTAGCCCCAAGACTGAAGATACTGCTGCAATAGTGCCGCGCCCGCGCGGTCGGTGATGCTGTCGCCCAGTGGAAGGATTGTGAAGGCCGGCACAGGCGAGGGATTGCGCGGCGCCATGCCCGCTGTGAAGGGTAGAACAGCCCGCGTTCCCCCGCTCCAGGTCTGGGGATGAATAATCAGATGCGATGCCGCCGTCAGGCGCGAGATATCGACATCGACCTTGTCCCGGCCCGTGAACGCTCCGTCCTTCCCCGAGGAAGAAGGTGCGGCAGACGCAACGGTGACCTGGCAAAGCGGAACATCCGCCCGGTCCGCGAGCAGGCCGTCCAGATGGATCGTGAGCGGCTCCCCCTCCATGCCGTACAGCGTGTTCGAAAAGAACGGCCGGATATCCGAAGGCTCGGACGGGGCGCCGCCTCCCGATGCATCGGGATCGGGGATGAGAGAGACAGCGAAGCCCTGCCCGTCCACCAGCTCGACATCATCGCCATAGCCATCAATCTCCACGCCGGGGAAGGCAATGGTGCCATTCGCAAAGACGCTGAACAGGACCCCCTCGTCCCGACCCAGCAGGTCCATGCCGCCACCATTGCGCTCACGGATATGCAAGTCACCGGAGCGGATTAATCCAGCCAGCAGCGCGAAGACCTCGAAGTTCTGGCCGTCGAGCATAACCATGCCGCCGTCCACGCCCTTCAGCATCTCGAAGAGAGGGGTGGATAGCTCGCCATCCTCGCTGAAGCCGGCTACTTCAAAGCCCTGGCTGTCGGTGATCGCCGTGGTCTCGGAGCCGTTGTCGTCGATCAGAGATCGGCGCGTTTCTACCTCTGTGGGGAAGTCGTTTCCTGCGAGCTGGTCGAGCCGCTCGCCCTGCGTGATGGTCCGCTGGTCCAGCGTTTCCAGGCTCTGGCCGTGCTCGCCCAGGGTGGTGCCCTGATCCGTGACCGTCTGGCCCAGGCCAGTAATCGCCTGCTCCTGGTTGGAGGTCGTCTGCTCCAGCGCGGTCAGGCTCTGCCCGTGCTGCGCCAGGGTCTGCGCCTGACCTTCGATCGCCTGCTGCTGGGCATCCAGGGCTGTGCCCTGCTGTTCCACCTTGGCGTTCAAGGCCTGGGTCGAGGGACCCGAATACACCCAGGCGTCGCTCAACGTGCTCCAGCGGTAGATGCCGTTCTTGGCTGGGTCGGTGTCGGCGTAGACCTCGGCCCGCTGGCCCTCGCGCGTGCCTTCGATGGTGTTCAGCTGCGCCAGGGTGGCCACCGGCAGCAGCGCGTCCTCCACCGACGCGTTCAGCTCCGCGATGCGCTGCGCGACCAGGGCGGCCGCGGCATCGGTGCCGACAATGGCCGCGATCTCGCGATTGAGGTCGAGGACCAGGGCATTGGCACGCTGCTCCGCCGCCTCCAGCGCCGCTGGGTCAAAGCTGGCCTCGATCGATTGCGTGACCGGAGCCGTGATGGACATTCGCACGACCGTCGTGCCCGGCCGCGGGCTCGGCACGATCACCAGCCACGTGCCGGCCGAAATCTGCACCGGCGTCAGCGGCTGTGCGGCATCGGCGGCATAGGCCGTGCCGGGCGGCCAGTAGCGCGCGGACAGCCCCAACGCGCCGGAAATCAGCGCGCCCGTGCCGAGGCTGACGAGTTGGAAATAGACGCCGACGCCGCCGCCATCGGTGCGGCGCACACGAACGGGCGTCAGGCGCGCCTCGGGGATCACGCCCAGGCTACCGGACATGGCAAACTCCAGATTGTGGGAGGCTTAGGAGAGCGTCAGCTCTCGGCGGCGAGGCGCGCTTCGATCTGCGCGCGGAGGGTGTCGAGTTGCGCCAGCAGATCGCTCAAGCTCGGTTCTGGCGGCGGAGGCGGCGGCTCATAGGCCGCGATGTCCAGGCCTTCGAGCCGCGGATCGTCCGGCGCGACGGCCAGAACAGGCCCATCGTCGGTGTAGAGCGCGACGGCCGTGCCGTCGGCATTGCGGTACTCAGCGTGCGCCATCATCAGCCCTCCAACACACACAGCATCCAGGCATTCATCGCCAGCAGGTTCACGCCCGAGACGGCCGCCCCGGTCCGGGCCACCCAGACCACCCGGTATCCAGCCGGCAGCGGCCCACCGAACTCCCAGTCGGCCCCGCCCGAGCCATTGGCGTAAATCGAGGCGCCGGCGGAATTGCCCGCCCGCAACGTCTGGATCGGACGGCGACTGTCCTCGGTCGCACCCTGTCGCAGCACCATGGTGGCTGTGACACCGACCGTCGTGGCGTTGCTGTTGCCGATCTCGAAGCCGCCGCCGGCCAGGATGCGGCGCGTGCCGGCTGGCACGTCGAGCGACACGAAATCGACCTCGGTCGTGCCGATGGCAAAGCCGGCATTGTAAAAGCTGTCCGACAGCGTCCGGATGTTGCGCAGCATTGCATTGAGCACGGCGCCATCGGAGCCGAGCAGCGGCAGCCGCTCCGCAGGCACCTCGTTGTAGACGCGGCACGCGCCATTGAAGGTCAGGCGCGCGGTGGTGCCCGCAGTGTTGCCAATGACCGTGGTGCGGTCGAGCTTGTTCGGCGAACCGGCATGGACGGTGCCGATGCCCCACTCGGTCTGCACGCCGTCGCTGAGGGCGTAATAGCAGGTGGCAGCATCACCAAACGCGGTGACAAAGCCGCGCCGGTTCTGCGGCGCACCCAGCAGGTCAATCGTCAGGTTGCTGCCGGGACTGTTCGTCGTCTCTTCGACGAGATTGCTGAGCATTACAGGCGCTCCGTGATCGTGCCGCGCCAGGCGCGACGCTCCAAGGTCTGGTAGGGAAAGGTGGCGCCGCTGGCCGAGGACAGCCGGCCGAAGACCGTCTCGCGGTTGATCTCGGCGTCCTCCGGGTTGGGGACGAACAGGCAGTTCCCCCCGCGCAACGCCGAGCGCAGCATCTCGAACAGGCGCGGCCGCACCTCGCCCTTGCCGAGCGCCGGATGGTTGATCTCCCACGACCTGCGGGCGAACCGGATCTGCGGGAATTCCTGCCCGCCGCGTGTCGTCGCCTCATCGACTTCCGCCGTCAGGCTCGGCGCACTCTCCCAGCCGATGTTCCGCTGGGGCGTCCAGCTGTCGCCGGCATAGAGCAGCGGCACGTTGAGGAAGCCATCGGGATTGGACGGGTCGCTGAGATCAATGCGGCAAAGCTGGCCGTGCTCCGAAGACGGGAGCGGCAGCACGCATTGGCGGTATCCCGGCTGGACGTTGGTCGGGATCAGGCCGCTGTCGAATGCCGGCACCTGCCGCAGGCTGGCGGGCCCGAGCTCGAAGTCGAGCGGGCCGGTGTTCACCATGGTGGAAATGGTCGCCATGCCCGTGGCGGAGGGCGTCCACTGGTGGACGTAGAGATGCCAGCCCGCGTCCTGCTGCGTGTTCGCCATGGGCAGGCGGACAAAGACCGAGCCGCCGGCCGGCTCCGGCGAGACGATGCTGTAGATCCAGCCCGCCGTGCTCGGCCCCGAGGCGCGGCGCATCCACATCGCGATCTCATAGGTGTACCCTGCCACCACCGGGAACACGCCCGGCCGCACATAGGCGGAGCCAGCGGCATTGCTGTAGGCCGTGCCGCCGGCGCCATCCGGCCCGGCCACGCTGCCCGTCCGCGTGGTGTTGGGACCGCGCGTCGCCCCCGCCGCGGTGTCGGTGCTCACTGCCTGCGGCGCGTCCATGGCGGCCAGACCGCCGATGCGCACGCGCCAGCGCGCTGCCGGGGTCAGGTTGGTCTGGTGCAGGCTGACCATCCGCCAGTCCTGTGCAGAGGCCGTGGTGAACTGCAGCCACGCGCCGGCCTCTGGCGTCAGCACCCCGCCGGCCGTCTGCCATGCCGTGCTGGGGCTGCCCTGGTCGTTCTGGACCTGCTCCGGCCCGAGATCGCCGGCCCGGGAGCCAGCGGCCAGGGCCGTCGCGGCCAGCACATGGTTCAGCGCTGGCCAACCGAACGTCGCAATGCCCATCAGATCAGCACCGTCAGTCGAGAGGTTGCGGTCTGGAGGTCGGTCTGCTCACCCACCACCTGACCGATGCGGCCGCCGTCGAGATCGTCCAGCGGATAGGCAATCACCAGCGCGTCGCCGATCTCGTGGCGCAGCCCGTATTCCAGCGGCAGCACGCAGTCGTAGAGCCTGGGCGCGGCGCCCCACTGCGCGCCCAGCGCATCGGCCAAAGCCTGCGCGTCCGCAGCATCCAGCAGCCGCGTCGGCACCACATCCGGGTCGTTCGGCTTGCGCCAGGCCGCCGCCAGGGTCGTCGAAAGCCAGGTCACCTGCCGGTATTCGCTGGTGATGAAGTCCAGCCGGTAACCGGCGACATCGGGATCGACGTCGCTGGTGCCGATCACCGTGTTGTTGCGGCCCCAGCCCACGCGCCAGCGGTAGGGCGGCGGGCTCAGGCCCGCCTGCGACAGGCGGGTGCTGGGCTCGACGCTGACCAGATGCGCCGTGGTGTAGGTCGCCGCCGGCCGCGCGCCCACTGGCAGCGCTCGCAGCGCCCAGGCTCGCAGGCGGCCCGAACGGGCCGGGATCAGCTTGGCGCCGAGCGAGGCGAGCATCAGCCCCACGGCGTCGTCGCCAGTGACCGCGCTGCTGCCGTCCCAGTAGTCCCCGGCCTGCCAGGGATAGGCGGCATCCAGCCCGGCGAAGCTGTCGAGATCGATGGCCGACAGCGGCAGGCCCAGATCCTCCAACATCATCTGCCGCGCGATGCCGGCCGCCGTGGAGACCAACACGCCGCTCGGGAAGTTGGCGATGACGTCCGCTGTGATCTGCGCCGTGGTCGGGCTTTCCAGTTGCAGCCAGAGGCCGTCCGCGCGGCTGATGAAGCGCCAGCGTCCGCCTGGGGTGCCCGCCGGCCAGGGATCGCCAAAGTCCTCCACCTCGCCGATGTTGACGAGCTGGTTCGGATCACCCGCCTCGGACACCGACACGATGACGCCGGGAGCATCCGACACCTGCAGGATGCCGTTCGCCCGATCGACCCAGACCGGCGACACATCGCGGATGGGGAAGCCGTTCGCGCCACCCCGGGCCCGCGGCTTGCGACGGCCCTTGAGATCAGGGCCACCCTCCAGCCCGCCGGTGCCGGCATAGACGCTCTGTTGCAGCGGCCGTTCCAGCAGGTAGCTGGCATCGCGCACCGGCACCGACAGCGCGCCTTCCGCCATGGACCACGGCTCGGCCACGCCGGTCATCAGCGGCGCCAGAGAGGCATAGGGCGGGTCGAGCTCGATGCCGCGCGCCTCGTCGCGACGCCGACGCCCCATCAGGATGCGCAGCGGCCGGCCATCGCTGTTCCGGCCCCTGGCCAGGCCATCATACTGACGCCCGAGATTGGCCAGGCGCAGCGTGCCCCAGCTCACCGCGGCAGCCGGCGCCGAGGGGTGCAGGTTGGTCTGGCGATCGATGGCCAGGGACTGCTCCAGCGTCGGCGGATAGGCCACGCCAGCCTCGGTGCGGTAGCCGAGATCCGACGCGCGCAGCATGTCCGTGCTCTCCAGAGGCTGGGCCAGTGGCCGCGCCGCCATGCGCGGGCGGTTGAGCCAGCCGTCCTGCGCCGCTGTCACGCCGCCGGGCCGGTAGATTTCCAGTTCCAGCGCCACGATCCAGGCGCCGGCGTCCTGGCCGGCGGCCGGGACGACGCCGGTGCCGCCCGGCGGGCCGAGGGCCAGCCGAGGTCCGATCAGCCGAGGGGCGTGCATCATCGGCCGACGAACCTCCGGGGCTGCGTGGCTGCCTGACGCGTCACCGACAACAGATCACGCAGCAGGTCGCGCAGGCCGCGCAGCTCGCTCAGCTGGTCCAGGTTCGTCTGGTAGAGCCGCGCGCTGTCGGTGAGGCGGTCCTCGCCGAGCCCGGCAATGTCCGCCATCAGCTGCATCACCCGCGCCTGATCCGCCGCGTACTGCGCGCCGGAGCCGTTCACCGCGCGGCTGGCTTCCAGGAAGGTCTGCGAGAAGGCCTGCGCCTGTTGGATGCTGGCCCAATCGCCGGAGAGCGCGGCCGCCGCCGTGTTGCTGAAGTCGCTGGCCGCCAGATTGTACTGGTCCCGCCAGGACAGCGCCGAGGTCTCGCCGTATTGCAGGCCCCGCGCGTAATCGGTCAGGGAGGTGATGACCGAGGCCACGGTCTGCTGCGCGGTCTGCCACTGCTGCTGCTCCAGCGCCGCCGCCTGCTCCGCCAGCGCCGCTGCCTCCGCGGCATAATTCCGCTCGATGGCCAGGCGCTCGGCGGCCTGCGCCTGCGCCAACAGGGTCAGGTCGGTGATGCCGTCGCGCTGCGCCTGCTGGTACTCCAGCAACGCCTTGCGGTCATAATCCCACAGCTGCTCGTCGAGCGTCGCGTCATGCGCCTGGGCCCCGCGGATGCGGTCATACAGCGCGTTGGTGTTCGTGCCCCGCGCCATGGCGTCCTGGAAGACCAGGTTCTGCCGCTCGGCCTCCAGCGTTTCCCAGCGCCGCAGCACAGTCGGCTCGATCTGCTCATCGGACAGGCCGAGATCGCGCAGCTGCTGGCGCAGCGCCGCGGCCTCGGCCAGCGCCGCCTCGTTGAAGGCTGCGATCTGCTCGGCCAGGGTGTTGGTGCCGTTCGCCATCACCTGGCGCTGCCGGTCGTTGACCTCGATGGCACGCAGGGTCTCGTTGCGCTGGTCAAACAGGGCTTGGATGCCCGCCTGACGCACCTCGTTGAGTTTGCCCTCACTGAGGCCCAACTCGCGAGCCTTGGCGACAGCGGTGTCGAACTCCAGGTTCAGCGCATCCATCGACTGACCGAAAGCGCTGATCGGACTATCAGCCCGCGCCGTCATCGCCTTGTAGGTGCCGTTGTACCAGTCGAGGTTCGCCAGCAGCGTCTCGGTGTTGCCGCCCGACGCACCGATGATGCTCTGGATCTCGGCCGAGGCGAGGCCGCGCATGCTCTCAACCAGACCCTGCGTGATGTCGCGGATCAGCTGCTGCGAGCCGGCCTCGTCGGCCGTGTAGTTCCGCACCCGGCCGCCATAGGAGGCGTTCAGCCCGTCCCGCTGGCCGATGGCGATCTCGTAGTTGAAGGGGATCGCATCGACGCCGAGCGCCGACTTCAGGCTCTCGGCCAGGGTCTGCACCTGCTGGCCGATCTGCGTCGCGGTGTCGCGGTTCTCCGCGCTGTAGCGGTCGCCGGTCAGGCCGGTGACGTCCGACACCCCCGTGTGGAGGTTGGCACGGTAGACGCCGGTCATGTCCGACGGCTTCTGGCCGGGCAGGAACAGCGAGGCGATGGCCAGGACAGCGGCGGCATAGGGCGCCACCGCCGCGAGACCGCCAAGGATCGCGCCACCGCCCGCGCCAAGAAGGCCGGCCGAGGCTGTGCCCAGAGCCGCGGACCCACCGGCCAGGCTGGAAATACCCGCCAGCGTGCCGAACGCGCCTGCGCCACCGGTGGCCCAGCCCTTCGCGCCGCCCTGCTGTGCCCCGGAATAGATGCCATACAGGCCGCCCAGCACGCCGAGCGCACCCATGCCGGCCTGGCCCCAGGAGACATTGCTCAGGCCGCCAGCTGGGTTCGCCGCGCTGTACGGGCCATACATATCCGAGGCCCAGCCAGCGGCAGGCGTGCCGGTAGCATAGGCCGTCGAATTGAGGCCGCTGTCGAGCCAAGCCCAGCCAGTGTTGATGCTCCCGCCCGAACCGCCCCGCAGCAACTTCAGCAGACCACTGCCAGCGTCGGTGTAGCTCGCGGCGCCTGTGCCGCCCGCTCCGCCCCCGCCGATGACGGTACTGATACCGCCCAGCGTGGCCCGCGTGCCGCCAAAGGCTGTGTTCAGTACGGGGTTGATGACGGCCAGCTCGGCGAGGTTGGCCACCACAGAGGCCTGCACGGCGCGCCAGACATTGCCGAAGTTGATGGCCCGCTGCTCGCCGGACGCGATGGCGCTGACCAGCGCGCCCTTGATGGTGCTGGCGGTGTCCTCCACAAAGGATGGAATGGCCTGCCAGCTGTTGCTCAGCTGCCGCGTCTGGTTCGTGGCATCGACCGTGGCCCGCGCCAGATCCTCGGCCTGGGCAATGGCGGCCGCATCTCTGGCGCCGCTGGCCTCGGCGTTCAGCCGAGCGCGGTAGGCTGCCAGCTCACGCTCGCGTTCATCAGCCGTCGCGCCGATCAGCTGCCGTTCACGGTCGAGATACTGAAGGTTCCGCTCCGCCGCCTCGTTGGATGCGCGCAGCGCATTGTCCGCCTGCTTCGCGGCCAAGGCCTCGTAGGCGTCAGCCAGAGCCCGGACCTTCTGCTCTGCTTCCTCCTCTGTTCGGTTTCCGGACTGCCGCACCACCTCCCGGGCCTGCTCCTCGGCGGCGAGACGGCGCACGGCCTCGGTGCCCTGCCCCCAGGCGACGGCCAGCCGGTCCTGCCCTTCGATCGAACGCGCAGCATCCCGCCCGGCATTCACATAGGCCGCACTTAGCTCAGCCAGCTTCTGCGTGCGCACCGCTTCGCGGCCGGCATCGGTCGGGATCTGCCCAACGGCGCGCATGCGGTCTTCGTAGGCGCGCACCGCCTCGTTCACCGCGCGCTGCGCCGGGTCATAGGTGTTGGCGCTGTCCGTCGCCCGGCTCAGGTCCCGCAGGAACTGTTCCTGCGGATCACGCAGCCCTTCCAGCGAGGCGCGCCAGCGCTGCTGCGCGGCCGTGATGACATCGACCTGCTCGGCGTTCCCCGCCACCAGCGCCTTCGCGCGCTCCGACAGGCTCAGCAGTTCCTCCAGCCCCGCCCGCTGGGTGGCCAGCGTGCCGGTCTGGCCCGGAATGGTGCCTTCGCCACGGGCCAGCGCCAGCACGCGGTTTACCGCCTGGCTGTCCGAAGGCACGGAAGCCGGAACAGCAGCGCCGGACACGGCGGGAGTTGCGCCCGCTGGGCCCTCGATCGTCACCGCCTGCGCCGTCACCGTCAGCGGCCGGTCGAACTGCGCCTGGTAGGCCCGGCCTTCCACCAGCGCGCGCGGGTTGCGGCCCTCCATGGCCGCGCGGTATCCGGCGTCACCCTGGTTGTAGCGGAACGCTGCCTCGCGCTGGTCGCCGCCAGCCGCCGCCAGACGCTGCCCGGCATACCAGACACCCATGCGGATGTTGCCTTCCGTCGTCAGCCGGTCAAAGCCGGACATGCCGAGCGCCCGGGCCGCATCTTGCGCGGCCGCCGTGCGGAGCTGGAAGGCGCCGATGGCGCCATCATTGTTCAGCACGCTGCCATCAGCGCCGAACTGCCGGAAGTTGCTCTCGCCACGCGCGATGCGCAGGGCGAACTCAACCGGCACCCCCTGCCGTGCCGCCTCCTCCCGGATCATCTGCTGGATCGCTGCGGACGAAGCCGCGTCCGGGGCTGCTGCCGGGGCTGGCTGGCTGCCCCCCAAGAACTCGCGGGTGATGGCGGATGCGAGGCCGCTGGGCGTGGCAAGCGATAGGAGAGACACGACACTCTGGCCACTCAGATCCAGCCGCTGGGTGAGCCACTCGACGAGTTTGCGCCCCGGCTCAGCGAGGAAGCTCCCGATCTCCTGGCCAAGGCTTTCGAGGCGCTTGGACAAGGCATCCATGGCTCGCCCGAAAGGCGTCATCCCCCTCTCGGCCGCGCCCTCCGTCTGCTCCCGCAACCGGCCGATGACGAGCGCGAAAGCGTCGGCGCGCTGGCCGCCCTCCACCATGCGCTGCGCGGTCAGGCGCAGCTGCTCGTTCATGCCGGGGAAGTTCTGCTTGGCGAGTTCATCGACCAGCGCGACAGGGTCGCGCATCGCCTGCGCAAAACGCTCCACGCCAGCCGTTACCTCGATGCCCATCACCGCGGCAAAATCCGCCGCCTGCGCGGTCAGCGCGCCCAGATCGAAGCTGCTGCCGCGCGGTGCGGCCGTCGCCAGCGCGATCTGCGCCGAACGGGCATTCTCCAGCGACAGGCCCGGCACGGTGATGGCGGCGGCACGGGCAGCGGCCTCGGCACGCCGGCCCATCGCCTCGTAGTCACTGGTGACCGCGCGCAAACGCGTCTGCATGCGCGCCAGCGCGCCTTCCTGGCTGTTATAGGCGATGGCGAGAGCCGCACCAGCAACAGCCGCCGCTCCCGTCGCCACCCGCAGCGGGGTCAGCGCCTGCGTGACCAGCCGCATGGCATTGCCGACACCGCCCACCGCGCCAGTTGCCTGTGGCGCCTGCTGCAACAGTGGCCGGAACACGCCCTGTCCCGAGCCCACCTGCACCACGAAATCCTGCAGCTGGTAGCTGAGGTTCGTCCATTCATGCGCCTGAAGGCGGATTTCGCCTGTCGCGTTGCGCGTGGAGGCCACCATGTCGTCATGGTTCGCCCGCAGCCGGCGTACAGCGGCCGCCTGGGCGTCCGACACCGTGACGCCACGGGCCCGGGCCTGGGCGAGCTCGCGCTCGGCCTGCTCGACCCGGTGCAGCGAGGCCGCAATAGGGTCTGTCGCCAGGACGTAGCCGTCCAGCGAGGCCTTCAGCTTCTCGATCTCGCTGGCGTGCTGCTGCGCCGCGCGAGCCGCCTCCGTCTCGGCGGCCTTCATGCCGTTGAGGGTGCGCACCTGCTCCGCGAAGCCCGCCTTGATGCGCTCGCGCTGCTGCGCCACCTCCGCCTCGCTGAGGCCCAGAGACCGGGTGGCCAAGGCCAGATCGTCCAGCTCCGAGCGATACCGGGCCTGCGCCAGGGCGAGCGGCTGGAACTTCGCCTGCAAGCGGTCCAGCTCCTGGCCGAAGCCGGCGATCTCGGCCGCGCGGCGTGAATACTCGTTGGCACCGGTATTCCGGACACCGAGCACCTCGTTGAAGGCCGACTGCGCGGCAGCGGCACGCCGGGTGGCATCGGCCGCGCTGTCCATACCGCCCGCGATCTGCTGCGCGGCCATGGCGGCGCTGCCGCCAGCTTGGGCGGAAGCGGCATAGGCTTCGCGGAGATCGTTCAGCCGGGCCGCCGCCTGGGTGACCTTGGCATTCAGCGCGTCGAGCGTGCGGGCCCTCTGCTCGTCGGAGACATCCGGCGCCGAGGCCAGAGCGCGCCGCGCATTCTCCAGATCGCGCGTCGCCTTGGTCAGCCGGCTCTCGGCCTGCGTGATCTGGTCCGCGCTGCGCACCCATTGCTCGGCGGTGCGGCGGCTGCGGGTCAGCCGCTCCTCGACCACCTCGACGGAATTACCCAGCCGGTCCAGCGAACGCGCGGCCGCGCTGGCGCCCGCCGTCGTTTGGTCGTCGAAGCGGCTGGTGAACACCGCCTCGGTGACCTGGCTGAGAGTGGCCATGGAGTGCTCCAAACGAAAAGGCCACCCCAAAGGATGGCCTAGAGGTCAATCAGCTAGGTTTCTCGCTGAGCCGCTGGCTGGTAGCGTTACGTGGGCTCAAGAGGAGACACGCATGAAGCTGAAGTTCGCCACGTTGGCGCTGTTGGCGATGAGCAGCTGCGCCGCACCATCAGCGCCTTCTCAGGTAACGAATACGCCTGCGCCAGATACTGGGAAGCCAATGACGGCGGCGCAGATCAATGCCATCTGCCCGACCTGCACCCCTGCCCCGATAATCGAACAATCCGTCACGTCGGATGATGCGCATCCCGGGACACCCTTCCCAGAAGTTCGTCGCCCGGCTGCCATGCTGACGAAGTACCGTCAGGCCGTCGCCAACAGCCTGCGTGATCCCGAAAGCGCCCGCTTTGGCAGCCTTCGGGTGGTACAGGCGCCGAGTGGCCGTGACGCCCTGTGTGGCTCGGTCAACGCCAAGAACGCCTATGGGGGCTATGCTGGTGCCGACCTCTTCTATGCCGAGATGATCCCGGTCGGGCAGACCTTCGCGACGGTGCCCTTCTTCGCCCGCCAGGTCGGCATCGAGTATTACGCCGAACGTTGCGGCTGACGCCTACCGCCTTCCGATCACCAGCGCCGGGCTCTCCACCGGCTTCCCTGCCCTCTGGCCCGTCTTCAGGATCCACTGGTTCGGGAAGTTCATGGTGTAGACCCGGCGGGCCGTCAGCGTCGGAAAGCGCCGCCGCACCGCCGTCGCCGCGTCATCGAACAGCCCGGCCGGCACCTCAAAGCGCAGCCGCCGCTGCCCGACCAGCTGCACATCCACCTTGCGGCTGTAGGGCTCGCGGTTGAACAGGATCACCTCGTCCACATCGGCGCCCACCCGCTGCGGGTCGAAGCTCTCCCGCCGCACGATGCGCGAACCGATGTAGCGGCTGGCGGTGCCGTCCCCGCCCGCGCTCATCGCGTAGGCAAAGCCATCCCGATAGGTGCCGCTTTTGACCGGCGCCCGGCCCCGCAGGAACGCCATGGCAAAGGCGGCCGCCTCGCCCAGCAGCTGGAAGCGGTAGACGATGGCGCCACCCGGCTTAACGGTATCCTCGGACGCATCCCGCCGGCCATCGACCCAGGTCGCATAGTGCGGCGCGGCCCGGCCGGAGCGGATCAGCTCGTCCCGGCCCGCGCGCGCTGCCGCGGCAAGTCGCTGCGACTGCGCCTCGGGCGTCAGGTTCCGGTCCGCAAAGACCCGGACCTGTTGGCGGAAGGCCGATCCGCTCATGATGTGCCCCTCTGCCCTTCCTTCCAGGTCCACCAAGCCAGGAACTCAGTATCCAAGGCGCTGATGCAGCGGTCCAGGAAGGCGGCTTCCTGCGGCGGCAGGCCATGCCACTCGCACCAGCGCACGATGGCGGACCACGGGATGCGCTGCGGCTTCGGCTTCAGCACCATCGCCCCCATCGGCGCGGCAAAGCCGGTGATGATATGCGAGCGCTCCTCGTTCAACCGCCAGAAGGCCCGCATGGCCGGCGCGAGCCAGGGTTCCAGGACCGGCTCATGCGGCCGGTCCTCCTCTGGCTCCTCGTCGATCAGTTCCCGGTAGGCGCCCCATTCGAGTTGGTACCGGAGGACTTCGCGGAGTTTCCCTCCGCCTCCCCCAGGTCAGCCTCGCGGCGCAGCGTGGCCAGGCGCGCGGCGGCGAACAGGCCATCGGCGAGCGGACGGTACTTCGGATCGAAGACCATCACCTTCACCTCGTCCCAGGAAATGGGCTGCTTGTTCACGTCGAGCAGGTTGCGGATGCCGGTGACGCAACGCTTTTCCAGCAGGCATTCCAGGTTCGCCTTGCGCAGCAGTGCGACCGGCACGGCGCCGACATCGCCGCCATAGGCGCGGGCGAGGCGCCGATGCCGCAGGTTCTGCGCATCGGTGTAAGCGTCCGTGAAGCCCACGGTCAGGAACTCGATGTCATCCATGTCGCCGCCCGGCGCAATCCATTCGCCCTCGGGCGGCAGTTCGGCGGCGGTGACGATGTCCAGAGTAGCCATGAGAGGAAATCCTTGCGGGAGGGTTGCGGGGCATGCGGGAGGGGTGGGGCCGGTCCTGCCCCGCAGCGAGACCGGCCCCGTCGCACACCGGCGCCGCGGCACCGGCTGGCGATCAGGGACCGGTCGCGGCCGGCGTGCGCTCGATGCGGAGATGGACGCCGTTCTCGTCCGGGTTCCCCTCCAGCTCGTAGCGCGCCATGACAGGCTGGTTCTGGCCGCCGGCATTGATGGTCGGGTTCATCAGCGTGGCGACGGGCAGGATGAACTTGTAGGCGTTGCCGGCGGCGTCGAGCGTGCGAACGGAAAACTTGCCGGCGATCTCGTCCTTGTACCGCTGGTACATCTCGAAGCTGCGGAAGTAGAACTCGGCCGCGCCGCTCACCAGGAAGGTGCCCATGCGCATGCCCTGCGCCGCGGAGGATCCAAGGCCGTAATCGGCCCCCGCACCATCATTGGTGATGTTCAGGGTGATCAGGTTGCAGACCGCACCCATCGGGGCATCGTCCCACATCACATCGCGGACACCGCCAACCGGGTCCATGACGCGGCCGGTCGGCGCTGCGTCATAGGTGCCGCCGGTGGAGGCGGAGACGGTGACGGGCACTTCCTCCTTCGACAGGAACGAGAAGTTGCCGGAGAGGAACTGGCCGCGCTGGATGTTCAGCGTGGCGCCAGTGACCTGCGAGCCGGGGTATTGCAGCAGCGTGTTGGCGCTGAGCCGCTTCTCGATCAGGAAGGATTTGAAGACGTCGCTGTTGACCAGCGCGTCCGAACTCCAGTCCGCCTTCAGCAGGCCGGCCAGCAGGTCGTCATAGGTGCCATAGCTCAGCGCGAAGTCGATGTTGCCGCTGGCCGTCTCCTCCGTCGTGATCGCAGCGGAGGCCGAACGCGTCGTGTTGATCTCGGTGGGGCGCTGGCGCGTCTTCTGACCGCGCAGGCTCTCGCTCGTGAAGCGCAGGGCCTTCAGCTTGCCAGCAGGGCTCGGTGCGACGCCCCAGGCGGTTTCCTGCACATAGCCGAGGCGAACGAGATTGCTCTCGACGCCGGCCTGATAGTTCGTGGTGGCGGCCATGCGCCCCTCCATGAAAAAGGCCGCCCGGAGGCGGCCTGGTTGGCGTGATGGGGTTGCGGCTCAGGCCGCGTCGGGCTTCGCGGGCGGCTTGGGCTTCTCCGCCAGCTCGGCGGTCTGGCCCTGGCCCAGGATCGGGGCGAAGGCCTCCTGCAGCGTCTGTTCGCCGGCCTTCTTGCCGTCGGCACCACGGATGACGAAGGTCTTGGTCTTCTCGGCCATCGGGCCCTCCTAAACGCTGATGTCCTGGTAGCGGTACAGAACCCGCAGGCTGAGGCGGTACCAGTTGCCGTCCTCATCCATGCCGCCGGGATCGAGCACGAAGCGGTCGTAGACCACGGGTCGCTCCGGCAGGCCGCGGAACCAGTTCGCCGCCTGCTTGCGCAGTTCGAGCCCGGCGGAGACCCCGCTTCCCACGGGCACCATGATGTGCAGCACCACGGCGCCATCCTCGACCCAGACGCCGCCGCCCAACTCATAGGGCTCGGCGCCGTCGCCCATGCCCTCGACGGCCAAGAACGGCACGGGCGGCTCGGGATCGTCGAAGCGCTCGTTTGGCCAGGCCACCGGTAGAGGCGGGATGACCTGGGCCGCCCCGTCCGCGATCAGCGCGCGGGCGTCCGCCCAGACGTCCGGGCTCATCGGCCGCGCACCCAGAGGCTCCAGCCGATCAGCAGCGCCCCGTCATAGACGGCCCGGGCCCCCTGCACGGTTGTCGAGCGGCCATCGATCACCAGCCGGTCGGGCGTGGCGGGTTGCGTCCAGCCGGCGGCGGCCAGCTCGTCATTCAGGGTCTCCACCTGCTGATCCCCCTGCACCACCCCGCCTTCCAGTTCATCCGGGCGGTAGGAGCGCGGGAAGCCGAGCAAGGTCACGCTGGGCGGCGTGGCGCCCGTCCGGTGAAGCACCATCTCCCGGCCGTTGCGCCGGATTTCGGCTCGCCGGTCACGCAGAAGCTGTGACATTAGCCCACCGACAGGCGCACGAAGCCCGCCGCCTCCAACATGCCGCTCACCTGGGGCGGCAGGCCGGCCATATCGGCCGTCGCCACCCAGGAGGTGGAACCAACCCCCTCGACAGTACGGGAGCGTTGCATCGGATCACGGCCCGCGCCCGCATACAGCGCCGTCACCAGCGTGACGCACGCCTGCTCCAGCGCCGCGGGCATCTTGGGTGCGTCAGGGACGTCCTCAGCGCCAGGCAGGACGTAGCCGCCGTAATATTCCACCGCGACTGTTGTTCCCCACCACGGACCCGGCACGCCCCCACTCAACCGGACAACCCCGCCGGCGTCATCCAGCGCCCACTGCCCGTCCTCCAGCGGCGCGTCGTCCACCGACACGATCAGGATCTGAGCGGGCTTGCGATCCAGCCGCAGCGGCCGGGAGCAGCGCCCGATGACGAAGGTCTCGCGCACGCGCTCGCGCGCGAAAACCCGGTCGCAGTAACGCGCGATCAGGTCTGAGGCCCGGCTGATGCGCTTCTGCAGCTGGGCATCCTCGGCCGTACCGGTGATGCCCAGCTCCGCCTTCACGTCGTCGAGCGTCGTCAGATCAAAGCTGGCGGCAGGCTCGATGACTGTCAGCATGGTCAGGCCTTCGGCCGCGCGCGACCCGCCTGCACGCCCGGCGTGGTAACCGTGGCGTCCACCGGGCTGGTCGTGTCAGGCGAGACCTCGCCGGGAACGATGTCGGACTGAAGCGGCGGGTCCTGCGGCTCCTTGCCTTCCGGCACCGCCACCTTCTTGCTGCCAGCGACAGCGAAGCCCTGCTTGACCAGCTTGTCGGCAACCTCGGGCTCGAAGCCCGCCACATCGCCGGCGTTGTAGAGCGTGCCGACCCGTGTCGGCACCAGGAATGTGACCGTCTTCACGGCATAGCGTCCTTCGGTTGGAGGGATCGAAGGGCGAGGCGCTTACGCGCCCCACCGCACCTGCTGCAGCACCGCGATGGCGCGGTCGTAGCGCACGCCCGTGTCGTGGTGCTCGATGACGCGGATCAGCGTTTCATCCGTCTGGAAGGCGCTGCGCACCTCGCCCTCGCTGTCCACGTAGGTGGCGACGTCAGAGGCGGCGATGGTCAGTCGCATCTCGTCGCCGATCACCACCTGAGCAAAGTCCGCGAAGTAGATTTCGCTCTCGTCCGTTCCTGTGCCGAGGTTGTCCGGCACCGAGTTGGTGGCCGCGAACGGATAGGGGCCGATGCGGCCATCGGCGATTTCCGGAAAGGCCTTGTTGCCGTTCCCATCCACCAGGTTCTCCAGGAAGATCTGGGTGCGGTGGGAGACGATGAAGCCAACCCGGGTCATGGGAATGTTCGCGGTCAGCAGGCGCAGCCGCAGCGCCGCCAGATCATTGCGCACGATCTGGATGACCTCGGCCGGAGTGGCATCGGCAGGAATGGCAGTCGCGTTGATCTTGTTCGCCGCCGCCGCGAGGTTCAGCAACCCGGCCGGCGCCGTCGCCGAGCCAGTGCCGCGCAGGAACTGCTGGTCCTCGGTCACCGCCACGCTCTCGCGCAGGTCCTCGCGGACCATCTCATCCACCTGCCGGGAGGACCGGCGCAGCAGCTCATTGGTGATGGGCACAATCGCCGCCAGCTTCTTGGCGGAGAGGGTCATCTGACCAACCTGCACGTCGGTCAGCGGGATGTTCTGCCGCTCACCGATGTAGCTGGCAGAGGTGCCCTGCGTCTTCTTGCGGGTGGTCAGGTTGCCGCCCGGCAGCGGGATCTCCCGCGCGCCCATGCGGCGCACCGCCACGGCGGGGCGCAGCAGGTCGATGAAGTCGCTGGCATAGCGGGTGTCCACCAGGAAGCCGCCCTTCACGGCGGTGGACTGCTCCATATTGCCGACGATGTCGCCGAAGCCGCTGCCCCAGCGCTCTTCCGCGATACTGGCGGCCTGGCGCTGGTCCATGTCCGCGATGACGAGCGCCTGGGTGATGCGGGCGAAGGCGATGCCGGGTTCCAGCTTCTCCTCCACAGCCGCGGGAACACCCGGGGCCGGCAGGCGCGGGCCGCCGGGCAGGCCGGGCAGCGGCTTTGCGGCCGCCGCGCGGCGGCGCTCCGCGTCCGCCTCGCGGGCAATCTGCGCCGTCAGGCGGTCATCGAGCGCCCTCATCTCGTCATAGCGAGCCTGCTCCTCGGCGGTCAGGTCGCGCTCGCCATCGGCATGCGCGGCGGCCAGGATGGCCTCCATCGCGTCCAGGTTCTGCGCCTGCTGCTGCCGCAGCGCGGTGATACGGTCCATTTTCAAATGCTCCTCGCGCGGCGCTGCCGCATGTCGTGGTCGCGCTGGGCCAGCGCGCGGTTTCCGCCGGCCGGCAGAGGCCGCTCCAGACGGGAAAGGGTTGCTTCCAGAGTGTCGAGGCGATCGGCCATCCCGGCCTTGACGGCATCGCGGCCCGCCTTCAGGCCGCCGCGGCCGAAGTCCTTCAGCACCGCCTCGCGGCTGACGCGCCGGCCCGCCGCAACGGTGTCGATGAACTCGACCTCCAGGCTGTCCACCAGCGCCTGGATGGCCGCCCGCCCCTCGGGCGTGGACGGGTCGGGGCGCTTGTTCTCGGCGTTGCTGCTGACGATCTCGTGACCGCGCCGGCCCGCGGCGTCGGGCACCTCCTGCCGGGACAGGCTGGAGATCACGCCGATGGAGCCCACCACCGAAAGCTCGTCCATGACGATTTCGCCAGCCTGGCTGGCCAGCCAGTAGCCGGCCGAGGCTGCCGCGCCGGCGACGTAGACGGTCACCGGCTTGCTGGAGCCCGCAATCATCCGCGCCATGCCGCTGAGCTCGCTGCTGACGACCCCGCCCGGCGTGTCCATCACCAGCAGGATGTGATGCACGGCCTCGGCGGCCTGCGCAGTGCGGAAGTCGGCCGCCAGGCGGTCCAGGCTGGTGCCGCCGCTGGACAGCGACATGCTGGCGGCGCGGGGAAAGATCGGCCCGAAGACCGGCAGGGCGGCAACACCGTTGCGGATCATGCCGCCGCGCGTCCCGTCCAGCCGTGCGCCCATCGCGGCGACCGCCTGTAGGTTCGCCTCATGGCGTTCCGCGTGGCCGTCAATCTTGAGGGCCTCCAGCGAGGGCGCCGTCATTAAGCGCACGGCCACGGCCTCGATGGCTTCCAGGTACTCGGGCAGGATCGCCCAGGGCTGCGCCCGGACGGCCGCCAGAATGCGGTTCGGCATATCAGGTCTCCGGAGGCGTGATTGGCGCACGGGGCGGCACCGGCGGCGTACCCGCCAGCGTCATGTTCGACGGGCGCCAGTATTCGGTGCCGGCGGCGCCGCCGATCGGGTTCTGGTTGTCGCGGGCCCGCAGCTCGTCGGCGTTGGCTATCCCCATCTGCCGCTGCAGCCAGTAGGCCTCCATGCGGCTCTTGAGATCGCCCTTGACCAGCGCGTCCGGCAGGAACTCGTACCAGTGGCCCGGCGCCGCAAAGGCCTTGGTGGCCGCCTGCGCGATCCGCTCGAAGTGCGGGCCAAGATGGTAGATGACGAATTCCAGGCTCTGCTGCTCGATGTTGCCGAAGGTGGCCCGGCTCAGTTCGAACAGAAGATGCGGCGGTACACCCCAGATCCGCGCCACTTCCAGCACCTGGAATGTCCGGGTCTCCAGGAACTGGCTGGCCTGGTTGTCATGCGAGAGGAACTTCGGCTCCAGGCCCTGGTCGAGTACCGCGGTGCCATGCGCCCGACCCGATCCCGCATGCAGCGCGTCCCAATCCTGGCGCAGCGCCGCCTTGTCCTCGCGGGAGATCTTGGTCTCCTTCGGCGCGGTGAGGACCACATTCGGCTTGGCGTCGTTCGCCCAGAACTTGCCAGCATACTCGCCGGTCGAAATGGCCGAACCCAAGGCGTCCCGCATGAACTCCACCGGGTTCAGCCCGGTCAGTCCGCGGCCCATGCCTGCCACATGCCACACATCGCGAGAAGGAAAGCGCCCATGCGTCCCGTCTGGCAGGGTCGCGTCGAAGAACATCGAGACGCCTTCCGACCGGCTGAAGAACTGTGCGGGCACCACCTGCAACGGGTCCAGGCGCGTGAGCGCCGTGGGCGTCTGCAGACGATCGCGCGATGTCCATGCTGCAAAGCGCCCCGCCAACAGCACGTCGCCGAGCAGCAGTTCCTTGAAGCCGAAGGCGGTCTGCACCTGGTTCGGGTTGGACGCGAACAGCGCATACAGCGGGTCATCCTTGGCCCGCTCCCGACCTGTCGCCGTCTCGCGATAATAGTGCAACGGGCACATGGCGAAGACGCCGCACAGCACACGCAAGGCTTGCAGGACCGCCGGTAGGGTCAGCACATCCGCTTCAGACACCCGGCGGCCACTGCTGGCTGCCCGGCCGAACGAACCGACCAGCCACTGCTCCGGATGATGCACGCCGCTATTGGGCGGCTGACCTGCGGCAGCTGCCGGAGCCGGCAGCGTCGGCTCCACGCGCGCAGGTGCGGCCGGCGCCGCCCCGCGGAACGGGGAAGCCAGACGCTGCAGCAATCCCATGGTCAGATCCCTGTGTACTCGAAGCGGCCGCGCGCCGGCTCCGGATTGCGCATCATCACGGCCGCCGCGGTGAAAAGGGCCACCAGAAGGTCAACCTTCGCATCGCCAGCCGTGGCCTTGTCCACGGCGACGGCATTGCCACGCCGCTCCACCTTCGCGTTGCCGGCGCACCAAGTCATGATCGACTGCCCTGCATGCGCCATGGTGCCGTTGGCCAGCTTGCGCTCCACCGTCACGATGGCGGGGTTCAGACGCCAGCCCTGCGGTACGCCGAGGATGCGGTCATTGCCTTCGATCTGTCGGGCGGCCAGCGCGTCCACCACCTCGCCGATGCCCATCGGGTCCAGCCCGACGGGCCCGAGCAGCCCCGCCTCATCCACCTCGGCGATCATGTCAGCGGCGGCTTCAACCTCGGGTCCCGGCTCGTCGATGAAGGTCAGATGCCCGTCCTTCTCGAAATCCCGCAGTTTTGAGGCGATGCTCTTGCGCCGCTCCAGCACGATCCGCTGCGCCCAGGCATGCCCCCAGGCGAGCCAGCGCTTAGTGCCAACCTCCCGGCCGATGAAGACGACAGCGAACAAGTCGTCGGCGCCGCCGCCATCGATGCCCGGCACGATCACCTCGCACCGGTCGATCAGCTCCTGCAGGCTCGCCACGGGCTCGACCGCGGCTGGCCAGAAATCCACCCCGGCCCAGCGGTCGGAGCCCTGGCGCATCCCGATCTCGACGTTCAGATGCTTGGCCAGGAAGGTGTTCCGGGTGTCTGGCCCCTTGGCCATCTCCTTGCGGAGCTCGTCCTCCAGCCATTCCCGGCTCACCGAGCGCCCGATGTTCGGGTTGGTGATGTAGAAGTTCGCCGGATCGAGGTAAGCCTTTCCCTCCACCATCGCCGGCGGGAACTCGTAGATCACCGGCAGGAACTTGCGGTCCTTGACCTTTCCGTCGCGGACGGCCCGCGCATAGTCCAGCTTGTCCTTGAACACCCCGGCCGGCGGCTCGTCCGCCTGTGTGGTGATCGAGATGACAAAGCCCTCCGGCCGCGACACCAGGCCGCCTGTCGCCTCCCGCAGCATCGCGTCGGCGTTCGGCTTCTTGCCGAACTCCCAGAGCTCGTCGATCAGAACGAAGGCGGCCTTCTTGCCCACCACCGTGGCGCTGTCAGCGGCCACCACCTTCAGGGTGGCCTTGGTGGTCAGGTGCGTGATCGTCCGGATGTGGTCCTGGATGTGCAGGAACCCGCCATCCGCCGCGTAGAGCTCCGGATCGTGCCGGATCATGTCGGCGGCCGGCTTAAAGCTGTTCTGCGCGGCCTCAATCGTCGGCGCCAGGATCAGCAGTTCATTCGACAGCCGCCAGTTGCGGATCAGCGCCGTCAGCATGATGCCGGCGGCCAGCGTGCTCTTGCCGTTCTTCTTCGAGATGCAGAGCAGGAACTCGCGGATCAGCCGGCGGCCGTCCGGCGCGCTGGCCCCAAAGATGGCGGCCACGAAATCAAACAGCCACTGGTCGCCGACCTCGCCGAAGGTGGGCGTACCGGCCACGTCCACCACCTTCAGCGACTTGAACACCTCCAGCGCCGCCTCGGCCTCGTCCGGATAGAGCGGCGGCGAGGCGATCAGCGACCGGCCTTCAACGATCCGCTTCGCCCAGTCCGGGCAGGCCGTGGTCCAGCGCGGCTCCGTCATTCGCGGTTGTTCACCACCAGCTTAGGCGGCGCCGGCGGCGCGAAGCGACCGGACGCCGAGGCCTGGGCGGATTGCTGCCGCTGCGCCTTCTTGCCCTGGGCCGCGCCCTCCTCCGCCTCCTTCAGCACCGCCATGGCCTGGGCCAGGGTCTTCAGGGTCATGGCGCGCGCCGGAAGGCTCACCGCCTTCAGCATCATGGCCCGGCGGCGGCCGTTCTCGTCCTCCCTGGTCTCCTCGTAGATCGCGTCCTCGATCTCGTCCTGGCGCGAGGTGGCCATGTCGAGCTCGCCCAGCAGGCGATGCGCCAGGTCCTTCGCCAGATCGATCGAGGCCGGCGCGTCAGACGACTGCCCACCGGCTGGCGGCCGCGGCGGGATGATGGTTTGCCGCGCGACCGGGGCCTGACGCGGCGGCTTGGCCGGCAGGTTCGCACCCGCCTTCTGGTCCCCATCGCTGCGAACCCAGCCGGCGGCCTTGGCTCGCTTCCGAATGGCGGTGTCCGAGATCCCATGCCGCCGGGCGATCTGGCGAAGTGACAGCTTCCCCGCTCGAAATTCGGCCTCGACGGCCTTCCAGTCCGTCTTGCCGGGCTTGGCCATGAACCTCTCCTGCGAACCCCGATGGTTCGCACCTCAAATCGCTCCCGGAGGAAAAATTCTGCGCGTGACCCCCTGTGCGGTTCCGACCCCCTGCCCGGGCCAGAGATCGGACCCCCCCTCCCCCTTGGCTTGGCCCGCACCGCCCGTCAGGCGGCCGCCAGAGCCGCCCTCACAACCCGCAAGGCCTCGGCCGCCGGTACGGTTCCGCCTGCCGTCTGCGCCGCTCCTCGGCGGTCTTGCGGGTGTGGCAGGCGCCGCACAGTGCCTGGCCGTTGGCCGGGTCGAAGGGAGCCCCGCCATCGCGCAGCTCAATGACGTGATCGGCGAAGAGGCGGACGCCAGTGCGGCCACAGCCAGAGCCCTGGCACACGCCGCCAGCCCGGCGGATCACCGCAGCACTCCAGGCCCGGTGCTCGGGGGTGAGGTAATGCGGATCGGCCTGCTTCGGGGCAGGCTGCGCGGTGCGCAGGTCCATGGCCTGGATGCGGGACGGCATGAACGAAAGCCGGGCCCTGGTCCGCGCCATCCGCACCTCCTAAACCGTCACCATGAGCATTGAAGCCACACCGCCGCCGTTCCGTGTCGCGGGCACCACAGAGCACGGATGGACCATCTACGAGCACCGGGGCGCTCGCATCTTATCCTCCGGCGTCCACAACAGGCTGGAGATGCCGGAACATCCCTTCCACGGGAAGAACTTCGGTAACCCAGAACACTGCGGCATGCTGATCGACCACTGGCTGGACCACGGCAAGCTGCCGAAGCCCTATGTGTGGCCGGTCCCAGAGAAGAAGCGCTGAAACGACGAAGCCCCGCTCGGCTGATGCCTGCGGGGCTGAATAATTCGGGGGGTGAAGCACACTAGACGCACTTCACCCGCATCCCGCAGGGACCATATTTTGCGATGGCCCAGCCCGTCAACCCCTAAGTTTGGGGGTCATCTTCCAAAGCTTGGCCAGCGCCTCGAAGCCCCACCGCATGTGGTGAACCGCGTCGTGGCCGGTGGGGAACAGCCCACGCGCCACATCCACGCAAGCAGGTCGTGAACCGCGCGGAAGATGGTCAACCGCCCGGTTGAAGTCCTTCCACACCCTGGCCTCGAACTCTTCCTGGCTCTCGGACGGCCTGCGGCCGGCCTGCTCGCCGTACTGGCACAGCGCCGCGCCGGGGACGTCCATGGTGGCGCGGGCCAAGCGATACAGCCGAGCGAGCTCCATTGCTGCATCCAGCAGGTGCCCCGTGAGGATGCCCGCCTCGGCGTAATGCTCCAGCACACCGTCCCGGAAGCGCATGACATCCGTGCGGCTGTAGTGCCGGCCCCGGGCATCGTCCCACACATCGTCCTGGATGGTCTCGATCCCGCGCGGCCGAGCCAGAGCTGCGGGGCCCGTCGCTCCCCGGTCGGCTGCCCCTTCCACCAACGGCTCCACGGATGCCGCGATCTCACGCACGCGCCGGACGTCAGCCATTGCCGCCTCCTGATGCGCGGGGGCGAGCATCAGCTCGACCAGCCGCATGGTCCTCACACGCATCCGCTCCCGCCGACCTGGATCGGGGCACTCCGGCTCCGGCACGATCGGCCGGCGATGCATGACAGGCGTCGGTGGGAACTCCGCCACCGCCACCTTCCTCGGTCGGCCACGGGGGCGCTTCAGTACCGGCGGAGCGATCAATGCACACCCCGCACGTCCGCCACCGCCCGCGAGGCCTTCATGGACAGATTGACGAAGTGGCCGCGAACCGGATGCCGGATCACCTTGAGCCCCAAAGCCTGCGCCGCGATCAGGAAGCTACCTTCGCCGACGTAGTAGTCGCCCACACCTCCTAAGCGCTGCTTGTGGAAACGCTCGGCGTCGTGCTTCCAGCCATAGGTGCCATGCCGCAAGTTGACGGTAGCGGTACGCGGAGCCTGGTCGATGAATTGAGCGGCGCGGGTCACCTGGGCGATGCCCCATTCCCCGGTCATCGCCGCGCGGTACTCTTGCAGGCGGCCCTCCGGCCACCGCTTCAGGTGCACGAGCGTCGCGCGGCCGCCCAGCCAAAGCATCGGGTCCTGATCGCGATAGTGCTCGATGACGGAGACAGGGTCGGCCTCCAGTTGGGCCAGGGTCACCGGCACCATCAGGACAGCCTCCAGGAGGGTTTAACTGGGCGTGGATCAGGCAGCATCGCCCGTGCCCAGCCGCATTCTTCGATCTTGGCGAACTCCCGGATGGCCCGTTCCAGCACAAGGCTATCGGCGCAGCCATTGAAGGCAATGATGTTGGAAAAGACCCACTCGGGGGTCATGTCGTGGTCGCCGTTCATCCACTTTGTGAAGAATGCCCCATAGGTGAAATGAGCTTTTTCCAACTCCCAGGGAGGCCCTTCAGACCAGGCCGGGCTTCCCCGAAGATCCTGGAAAACATAGACCTCAGTAACCTGAAATTTGTCGTTGGTGTTGAAGGCAATCAGCGCCTCTCGCGCCGGGAAAAAGCCTTTACTCGTTTCGGTCATGCGGCCCTCCTATTGGCCCATCGGTGTGCTGTAGCGGCCGTTCTGCTTGTTGAATTCGAGCTCGGCCTTGCTGTCCCGCCTGCCCCAGCGCTGGTAGCGCGATTTCAGCAGGTGGATTTCCGTGACGCTGTCAGGGCTGTGGACCGCGATGCCGAGGTCCGCCTTGTTCGCCCAGTTGGCGCCGCCGTTGATGTCGTACATGACCGGCCGCTCGATCTTGTCGCCCGGCTTCAGGGGGCGCAGCTTGGTCGGATGCGCGACGATCCAGACATTGCAGCCGTGCCGGTTGGCGAAGGAGCGCAGGCGCTGGAGTGACCGGCCGACATACTCGGTCTCGGTCATGTCGCCGCGCTGGTGCTCCACCTCGTTCCAAGGGTCGATGACCAGATCGGTCGTGCCGTCCCGCAGCACAGCGGCCTTAGCGCGCTCCAGTATCCAGTCCAGGCTCGGCGCCACGTCCTCCGCATCGCTGACCAGCATGACAAGCCGGGGCCGGAACCACGCCTCGGCCTCCTTGATCTCCTCGTCCGTCATGCTGAGGCCCGGAAGTGGTCTCCCCTGCCCGTCCTTCATCGGCCAGAAGGGCTTGCCTGCCCGGACGGCGGCGCACTGGGCGACGTAGCTCTCCCATGGCTGCATTTCGGGGCTGAACACCAGGAAACGGCGCCGATGCTCCCTCATCAGGTGCACCTTCACGAACATCACCCAGCTGGACTTGCCATGGTTCGGGATGCCGGTAACCACGATCAGCCGCCCTTCGCCCGGCAGCTTCAGGATGCGGTCAGTTGCACCCGCGCCCGTCGAAAGGAGCGGTGGCGGCTCGCCATGGCGCAGCGCCAGAAGGGTTCCCGGCTCCAGGCGCTGCATGCCCTCGATCGGGTACGCCACCGCCTCATCGATCGCCTGCCGCACGGCGTCTGCCCCGTGGAGGCGAAGCGTGTCACCGGCATCCTTGCAGCCCTCCGGCCAGGTCACGAGCCAGCAGCGGTGCCTACCCAGCCGCCGCGCCAGCTCCTCCCGCAGGATCTTGCCCGGCTCATCCATGTCCCCGGCCAGGATGAACTTCTTCACCCCACCCAGCAGGTCGGCATGGGTCGCCAGCGCCGCAAAGCGCTTGTCGTCCTGCCGCGCCGGATCGTCTTCGGCACGGATCTTGTCGGGCGCCCCATCCTTGAGGGTCACAACCTGGCGGAACCCCGCCTCATGCAGGGCCATCACGTCGGGTTCGCCCTCAACCCAGATCACGAGATCGGGCTCGGGCGCCGCCTCGCTGACCTCAATGGCGTCGATGTTGAACAGCGTCGGCAGGGGGTTCTTGTCCTGCATCAGCTGCTTGTCGAGCGAGCGGTACTTCCGGTTCACCAGCTTCCGCTCGTAGAAGTACGGGAAGACGATGGCCGGCTGGTTGCCGCCGGCGGGGAACCAATGAGCCGCGCCGTAGCAGCCGAAGGCGTCCACCGTCTCCGCGCTGATGCCGCGCTTCTCGAACCACTCGTACACCCAGGCCGTCTTGTCCTGCTGTTCCTCGGGATGCGGCTGGGGTGTCTGAAAGGACGCGGCGGCGCGGGCGGCTGGCGCTGATCGGCTTCCGTCCCGGGCGGGCAGCCGAGCACCGTCCTGCCAGCCGCAGTTGCCGCGATGGCACCGCCACACGACGCCCTCGCCGTCCGGGTCGATGGTCACGCTGAGGGAATGCTCCCGGCTGCGGCCGCCGCCGCACTTCGGGCAGATCAGCTTCTCCGAGTGGCCCGGCGCTTGGCTGCGCAGGCGTGGGATACCGTGCTCCGCCAGGAGGTCGGAGAGGTGCTGCGGATGGGTCGTCACAGGTTGTTGCTCCGGCTGCCTGGGCGCGGCCAACGCATGCCTTGCAGCGCGTAATCCCAGGCGTTGAACTCAGGGGAACCCGGGCGCGGCGCAGGGAGCATCGCTACCTCCTCCAGCGGCAGGTCCCAATAACGGGCGTCATAGGCAGGCGCGGTCGAGCTCGGCGACGTGCTCTCGGCAACGCCTTCGCGGTCTCGCCACCGCCGCTCGTTCAGCCATGTCGCGGGATGAGGGACGAACCGCTTCTCGGGCGAGAACTCGAATGCGCGAAGGTGCTGCATCAGGGCCTCGACGCCGCCCGCTGCCTTCACAGCGGCCGGAAAGGCCCGTGCCGCGGCGACGCGCTTATCCCGGCGAGGATAGGCCTCGTAGAACTCGGCAAAGCCCTCGGGCTCTCCACGATCAGCCTTCTGGGTGCGCGCCCTGGCCGCCACCGCCTTCACAGGCTGCGGCTCGATGAGGTCATCCTGGGCGGAAGCCGGAGCGGACACGTCCGATCGCAGATCGGACATATATCCTATTGTCCTGTCCTGTTCTGTCCTGTCAGCCGGGACGTCCGCGTCCTGTCCCCGTGCCTGTCCGCGTTCCGTCCCCATCGCATTCCGCGTCTTGTCCGCGTCCTGTCCCGCGTGACCGGAGGGGGCAACTTCCTTGTTTTCCCGATACCTACGCTTTCTCTCGCGTTCGCTGGCGCGCTTCGCGTAAGCGAACTTGGCCTGCTCGGCCAGGATCGGATGATACAGCCGACCATCAGCACACTTGCGGAAGCCGTGCAGCGAGGTTGCAGCAATCTTGCGCCACTTCCGCATATCGGTCCCCAGACCGGCCAGCCGGCAGAGGGCGCGCTCGTCGTCGGGGAGGCTCGCCGCCGGGCATTGCTGCCAGGAAGCCCACCAGAGGCGCATGGCCGCGCGGAACTCTGCATCCGAAGCCAGCAGGTCGAAATCGCTGCTGAACAGCCGGTGGCCGAGCAAGGGCATGAAATCGTAACCGCGCAGATCGCAATCCGGCGGCGTCATCGGCTCAGGCAGATCGCTCACGCACCCACCTTCATGTTGGAGCGACCAGTGGCCGCGAGGTTCAGGAAGTCCGCCAGCGCAGCAGACGTGACCGGGCGGATCGGTTGATCAAAGGGGGCCGGCGGCAGCACCGCGATCTCGGCGGCCACATCGGCACCGGTGGCGGCGGCGCGGTCGAAGTATTCGGCGCGTGCCCAGGCGATGGCGCCGCCGGGGACTTCCAGCTGTACCCATTCACCCTGCCGGGTGACGACGGCGCCGCGGTCCAGGTATCGGCGAACCCTGCCCTCAACCCAAGGCCAAGGCTCCCTTAACTTGCCGGGATCATGCGTGCGGAGGGGGGCGGTCATTCCGCATCTCCCTCACGCCGCTCGGCAGCCTTCTCCAGACACCACTCGCCCCAGTTGATCAGGAGCGTTCCCATCCAGACGAGAGCATCCGATGCCCTCCGCCAAACCCAGCTCATGGGCGCGTTCCTTGATTTCGAGCGCAAGGAGCTCTGCGCGCAGCCGCGCCGCTCGCTCGCGAATGAGTTGGATCCTTGCCCGGCGGAGGGCGTCTGCCTCTTCCGCTGGGACCATTCGGGCCAGCCCGTACCAGTGAGCACGGGCGCGGCTGTAGGACAGGCCGAGCGAGCGCGCGGCACGGCCGATGGCCGCCTTCACGCTTTCGCCGGCCTGCGATGGCTCCGCCGCCTGCCTGACGATTTGCTGAATTTCTTCAGGAACAGTGCATGACATCTCGGCCCCCTCGAACGATTTGTTCGAGCGCTGAAACACCTTGTTCGACACCTCGAACGCCTCCGCCGTCATGGTTGCGCTTGTCGAGAGCAGCAACTGAGACAGCAGAGGAGAAATCAGCGATGTTGGAAGTGGGCGTGAGCAAAGACGGGCTGCACGCCCGGATCAGCCTGGACGGGGAAGAGGTTGTGACCCTCGGCCCCGCCGAACTGGAGGAAGCGATCTGGCAGTTGGTCGCCGCCAGGGCTGCCATGAACCCGAAGCGCCGGCCGGTGCTGTTCCCCGCCAGCCGCATCGTGGTTGCAGACGGGTGGCAGATGGACGGCGACGGCGCCAACGCGCGGCTGTGCGTGCACCACCCTGGCCTTGGCTGGATTGGTACGGCGGTGGCGAAGCAGGAGGTGGAGCGGATCACTGCTGCTCCCTCACGCCCTCGCCTGCGGACGCGCCGGGGCCGGAAGGCCGAAGCGCGTCCATGATCTTCTGGTAGACGCGCACCGAAACGCCGGTGCGACCGGACTTCCAGCGGCAGAAGGTGGACGCCGCGATCCCCGCTTCGCGGCAGACGCTGGCCATAGAGCGGCCGGCCTGGGAGGCCAAGCGCTCAACATCAGCGGGGGTCAGGAGGTCGGTCATGACGTTAGCATATGAGCAATTCTGCTCATCTTGCAAGTGCATTAATGCGCACAGCACGCTAACGATAAATGTGCGAAAATGCACATATGGATGAGAAAGCTGATATCACTCGGGTCGCGACTAAAGCTCTCGTCGAGCGCGCCCTCGAGCTGACGGGATGGACGCCCACCGAGTATGCTCGGGTTGCCGGTCTAACCCCGTCCACCCTGACCAGGTTCCTGTATCACCCGGTCAAGCACACGCTTTCCCACCGCACAATCACTAAGCTACTCGAGGCGCTACCTTCGGACGAGATGCGCCAGCAATCGCTTGAGGCGGGGCGGGATGCTGGCGCAGCGCCTGCGATCTCTTTCCTGTCCCGGGCAGAGAATTCTGGGTCACGAGAATTCACCTTGGCCTTCCCCACAGGAGGCGGAAAGAGTGAGCAAACCCTGATGAGAGCGCTCCAGTATGCGCGCGGCATGCACAAGAACGCCACCGCGGAAGTCAAGCCAGAACCCATCGACCGCCACGACATGCCCCGCGATGTGCCAGTCATGGGTACAGCCGCTGGCAGCCTTGGCGATGGATCATTCGAGTTGAACGACGGGGAGCCAGTGGATTTCGTGAGACGGGGACCTGGGATAGCTCACGCGAAGATGGTTTATGCAATCTATGTGGAGGGGGACAGCATGTTCCCATGGCGACGACCAGGTGGCCTTGTTTACATCGACCCCGCCCGCAAGCCCCGAATTGGCGACCATGTCGTAGTTGTTATGGATGGCCCCGAGCACGGAGAGCGGCCCCGTTCCTATCTCAAGCGCCTCGAGAAGCAGACCGCCGAGAAGCTAGTGCTCAGCCAGTACAACCCGGTCTGTGAACTGGTGATGGATGCCCGGCGGGTGAAGGAGCTTCACCGCGTGCTGGAGTGGGAGGAGATCATGGGCGTCTAGCACGGCGCCAGCGCTGTTAGCATTTTAGCAAAATAGCTATTGCGCACCATTAGCCAAAATGCCAATGCTAAGGGGCACCCTAACCGGAGGCCCCAATGCAAACGCGCCTCGCTATTCCACCGGGCGACCCGTCCCGCTTCTCATTCTCTGCGGCGCATACGCGCTGCCTGACCCGGGCCATCCAGGCTGCGGCCCGCGGTGAAACGCTGGAAGCCGCTTACTGGCGCAGCGCCGCCAATGCGGCCGAGCAGCGCGCCGCGGTTGAAGCTCACCCCAGCCATCAGCCCAGCCTGATTGCTCGTCTCCTGACCCATTTCGGTCTCTTCGGCCGTCGCCTGGGCGTTGTGGCATGAGCGCCACCGCCACGAAGCGCCGCAGGACGGCGAAGGCCTTCGCTGCGCCCTCGCCCGTTGCAGTTGAGACGGCGGCCTTGCAGGCCGTCTGCGACGCACACCCGGACGCGCACGTCATTGCCGCTTGCGCGAACTGGTCAGCGACAAAAGCGGCTTACCTCGCCAGCGAGGAAGGCAACACTCGGGAGGACGGCCCGCTGTGGCAGGCCTTCGAGGCTGCCTGCGCGGAAGTCAGCGACGCCACTCCTCTGACCATAGACGGCATGGCGGCGAAGGCCCGCGTTGCTCTCGCAGACGCGACGATGCCAGACGGTTCGTTCATGCCGTCCGGCACGATCGGCACGGATTGGGCTTGGCAGCTCGCTCGCGACATCATCCGCCTACAAGGATCGCTGCCGGCGCAGGGCGATGCCGAATTGCTTGCCGATCATGCCGCCTTTGACGAATTGGAGCGGCGCTCCAATCAGATGCATGCGGACATCAAGGATGATGACGCCCTCCTAGAAGCACTCCGCCGGATCGACGCCGAGCAGAAGCGGCTTCTAAACCGGATGGCCTCTCGGCGTGCGACGACCCTGGCCGGCCTTGCTGCACGGGCCAGGACCTTCCTGCTTTACATGCCGGACGTGATCCCCGGCGAGCGCGGCGCCGATCCGGATGAATACGTTAACCGCAGGCTGCCTGACATCCTTCTCCGCGACGTGTGCCATCTGACCGGCGTAGTGCCGGATGAGGTGCGCCGAGGTCTTGATGCCCCTCAGGCGGCCGCAGGCGCTCCACAGGAGCGCGGAGGGTTCCTCACTCACCTCATGCAGGAAGCTCTCGCCGCGGCGCATCTATACGATGACGCCGCGACCAAGGCTCTCACCTGTGAGCATCATCTACTTAAGAGCCATCTCAACAGGGTCAGAGATACTCTTGTTCACAGAGAGTTCGATCTCCTCGACGCCGCCACGGCGCTGCGGGCGACGAGCCCGGCTGAAGGAGTGTTCTGCCTGATCAACGCCGCTCGCATCATTGACTACCTCGATTGCGAAGGGCTCTCCAATAGCGATCGGGAGAAGTACTGCCGGATGATCTCTATGAGCCTTTACTCCGCGGTTCATGCGCTCCTTCCTGGCAACGCCACCCCGGAGCTCATCGAGTTCCGTGACCGGTTCCTTCCGCCAGAACTCGATCCGTTGGAGACCAGCACTCGGCACGTCGAAGCAGTCATCAACGAACACGAAGAGACTGCCTGATGGAGCACATCAGCGCCCCGATCGCCCGCGTCCTGGCTGGCGTCATCGACAAGATGGCCGAGGCCAGCGGCGACACCAGCCCAGAGTTTTCCCCCTCTAGGGGGAGAACCTCCCCCTTTTCTCCCCCGCCACCGCCGCGCGAGACGCCGGCATCCACAGGTCCGCGCCATGACTGACCAGCATCTGCCCTCGCAGTTCGTGTATCCCACCAACTACGGTGTTTCGGTGCCCGTTCACCCCAGCCCAGAGCCGGTGGATGGGGAGGAAGGGGCGTTCCTATTCTCCCTCGAAGCAACCGCCGTTGCTGCTGGCATCTATGAGCCGGAGCGCAGGGCCGCATTCTGTGCGGAGGCGTCGATAGCCGCTCAGGAAGGGCGCAGTTTCCTTGAGCTTCTGGCGAAGTTTGGCGGCGCCCCCGTGCTGCGCATTCCGCTGCCGAGGCCGGTTCGCTACGCCTACGAGAGTGTCCCGACCTCTCCAGGCGGGGCGAGTGTCCCAGGCGCCAGCCTACGCGATGTCGTGGACGAACTGATTACCGGCGTCTCGGACCATCATCGTTGGTGCGACCGCGCAAGCGCCCTTCTGGCGTTCATGGAAGTGCAGAGCCGCGTCGGCAATTCAGTTCCGGCGCCCATCAGGGGACGCTCGATGTCGATCCTCATCGCGGCTGTCCTTGAGAACCTGGGCGAGAATGAGATTGATTGCCTGGAGGCCGCAGCCTTCTACGCCCTTTCCGCCCACGAGGAGTGGAGCCACGCCGGGCGGTCTTGGCTGATGCCGGTGCGGAAGACGTGGCTTGCCGACTGGATCAAGGATCGGCCCGATTACCGGAAGTTGGCGGCTCTCGTGTCCCATACCGATATCCACGTGCCTTCTTGGCTTCAGCGGCCGGAGCGTGCGGCATGATCAACCTAGACCGCTTCTCCAAAATCTGGGCCATGACCAAGAGCACGAACGTCCACGAGGCAGCGGCGGCAATGCAGAAGGCAAAGGTCATCCTTGCTGCGGATGGCAAGACCCTAGACGATGTGCCCGCCCTGCTGTCTCAGACCACGCAGCGGGCGGGGGCTCCAACCCTGGCGGATATCTTCTCCAAAGGTGCGGAGGAACACGCTGTTCGGCGCGCTCAGCGCCTCAACGCGCTCGTTGAGAAGTACGGCAGCGTCGATGCGGTGGGGGAGCCGACCGTCAATGAGGCGCTGCTCGACCGCGCTGTGAAGCACCTGAAGAAGCGGGTGCGGAAGAAGTACTTCAACGGCACGTTCTGGACCGACAGTCTCGCGGGTTGGACGGGCTGGACCATGGCGCGCGTCTCTCCGCCAGAAGTGGTGAAGGCGGTGTCGGAAGCTTATCCACTGCCTGCCACAGTGGACGCCGCGAAACTGGAGAAAGATTTTTGGGACCAAAGGGCGCTAGACCTTCATGCGCTCCATGGCCCTGACGGTGGCGATGAGGTTCTTTCGCTCGCGGCCCAGGAGCGGCGCCGCATTGTCGAGGACCTGTTTTGGACTGGCCTCCGCTCTCGGGATATCCGGGAAGTATTGCTCCGCGTCGAAGCCGCCATGGATGATAGTTACCTGCCAGACGGCGCGCTGGAGGCCATCAAGACTGACCTGGAGGCGCTGGCATGACCACCTTCTCTTGCCTGCCTTCCGCCAAGCAGACCGGCACAGCCATGGCCCGCAAGGCGTCCTTCCTGCCCGATCACGACTATGACCGCGAGATTAGCCAGTTGGTGCGAAGCCTTGGCCAGGAGATCGAGAAGGCTGGTGCCTTCGTCGCTCCCGCCGATCTGAGGAGCTGGATGGCCTCGGTTCGCTCTCACGCGATTGCGGAGGTCAAGCGCCTGAGTGATCCTGCCACAAGGCATCCTGGAGGTGCCGCATGACGCGCACGATGCGCTGCTCATTCTGCGACAAATCGCAGCATGAGGTGCTGAAGCTCCTAGCGGGCGGCTCTGCGTTCATCTGCAATGGGTGCGTTGATGAGGCTAATGCCATCATCAAGCCCGACCCCGACCGCACCCGCGTGCTGGCGGAGGCGGGGCCTGCGGGCCTCACCGACCTGAAGACGGCGCTGGAGGGGTTGCGGGACACAACCCCGACCCGGTTCGGCGGGAAAAGCACCGACCCTTATGGCTTCACCATTCACACCACCAAAGCCGTGGCGAATGTGCTGGAGGTGTCGAAGCGCGCCGGGCTCCTGTCCGATGAGAAGCCAGAGGACGCGCTGGAGGTAGCGAGGAAGGCGTTGGAGGAACTGCGCCAGGATGCGCGGGCAGCCAATTGCGACCGGTTCCCCATGAGCGCGGCGTGGGTCGCGCACAAGCTGGCAACAGCCCTCTCCGCCATCGAGCGGGCGAAGGGAGAGGGACAGTGAGCAACGTGCCTCTCGCCCGCCGCCGCTTGGCGGAGATCAGGAAGACGCTGGCCGGCCTTTCGGCGGAGCTGGAGCAGCTTGAAAGCATGCTCTGGAGGCGCAAAGTCGCACGCCCTCGGTCACCGGTCCAAAGCGCTGCCGTTGATCCAGCCACGGCGGCGGCCATCCGCCGCTACGCGCGCGCCCACCCTCACAAGAGCCTTCAGGCCATTGCCGTCCGGTTCCGCACCAACGCCGGCCGTGTGTCCGAGGCGATGCAAATGGACCGGTGATGGCCCAGCAAGAGCCAGCCCGCCGCCTCCGCCTCCCGCCCGGCATGGAGCCCCGCTACCTCTCCCGCGAGGAGGCTGCCGCCTACCTCGGCGTCTCCCCGGACACCTTCGACGATGAGGTGGCATCCGGCATGTGGCCAGCGGCGCGGCGGCGGGGCAGCAAGGGCGCCCGCCTGACCTGGGACCGGAAGGTTCTCGACGCCTTCGCGGACCAGGCCGCCGGCATCGCCGCGCCACCGCCACATGCCATGACGGCGCCGCCACCGGTTCAGGCCGTCGAGGCGACTGTCACCCCCATCACGCAACAGCCCACGCTGACGGCCGAGGCCGCAGCCCTACGAGGGATCACGAATGCCCCGCCCCGCCACCGGCGTAAACACGGTCAGCCGGCGCAAGTCTGACGGCTCGGTCGAGTACGTCTGGTATCACCGGAAAACCGGCCATCTCATCGGCAGGAGCCGGGATGGCTGGACGAAGGAAGCTGCGCAGGAGCGCGCGGCCGCCCTGGAGGCGGAGGTCCCGAAGGCGGGCCCGCCGGCCGGGAGCTTCGGCGAGCTGTGCGCGCTCTATATGGCCGACCCCAAGTTCCAGAAGCTCGCGGACAAGACGAAGCGCGACTATCGGAAGCATATCGAACTGCTGCGGGGCATGTGGGAAACGGTGCCTGTCACCGGCATCACCCGCAAGGTGGTCCGCCACCTGCACGCGCAGTATGCCGAGCGGCCATGGCAGGGGAACGCGGTGCTGCGCACCCTGCGCCTGCTGATGAATTTCGCGCTTCATGATCTGGAGACGCCCGGGCTCACGAAGAACCCGGCTGACCGTCCATCGCTGTATGAGACGCCGGCGCGTGAGCAGATATGGGACCAAGCCCGCATCGACGCCTTCATGGACGCCGCCAGCGCCTACCCCGCCCTTCGGCGCGCCTTCGCGCTGCTGCTCTATACTGTGCAGCGGCCCAGCGACATGCTGGCCATGTCCAGGCCGATGGTGTTCGAGCGGGAGGGGCGCATCTGGATCAGACTGCGCCAGAGCAAGACGGGGGCGCTGGTGGACGTGCCGTGCCACGAGCGGCTGGCAGCGGAGCTGACTGCCACCGAGGGCGCGCCTGCTATGCTTCTGGTCAGCAGCCCGAAGGGGCGACCCTGGAGCTATCGCAATTTTGCGCGAGCATGGGACCGGGTGCTGCGCATCGCCAATTGGCGGCTCGCCCGCGAAGCCATCCGGGCGCGCGGAGGCCTCCCCAGTCGGGAAGCCGTGAAGGCGCGGGAGCAGGCCAAGGCGGCTGTCCGGGGCCGCATGCTGACCAACCTTCAGCGCCGCGATCTGCGCCGCACCGGCATGGTTCAGCTTGCGATTGCTGGTGCCACCACCCCGCAGATCGCCGCCCTCTCCGGCCACGCCATCGACCAGGTGCAGAAGATCCTGGACACTTACCTGCCCCGCCGTGGCGAGGTCGCGCTGGGCGGAATTGAAAAATGGGAAGCGGGCGGGGACAGGGTTGTCATGCTGGCGAAAAAGCGCCGCTGA